AAGGTGTGGGAAGACGACAGCTGGCTGCATTAAGAAACGTTGCTGGCGTCTGAACTTGTTTCTGGCGTCAGCAAGGTTGAACAACGAGCCCTTGCGAGGCGTTAGCTCTGTAGTGCATGTCTATGCCGCATGAGATCGCATGATCGTTTGAGGATCGTTTTTGCTAAGGCCCGCCAGAACTGGTGGGCTTTTGCGTAGATCATGCAGGTGCATGAAAACCACTACATAAAGCGGGCAGGCGTGGCGGGGATACGAGCGCGCGCTGATAGGGTAATCGTCAAAACAGGCATCAGCTAGGTTGAGTTGTAGCGGTGCTTAAGTTTGCTCGTTGTTTGATAGAGCTTAATGTATGTAATTGCCTACAGCTGTGGTTATCTATTAACATGTAAGGATAAGGTCACTTGCTCGCTGCCATTAGAAGAGGAACTGGATGTCTATCGAGGAAAAATTTTTTAGTGATATCGATTTAAAAGATCCGTTTTTTAACAGCCTAAGAGCTGATTATGAAGGATTTGATGTTTGGTTTCTCTCAAAAGGTAAAAATAAGGCGTTTGTATCACGTAATGAATTAGGTGAAATCGATGGTTTTCTCTATTTGAAAATAGAAGATGAAGAGTTGAGTGATATGACTCCAACGTTTCCAAAGATGAAGCGAGTAAAGCTTGGCACATTTAAAATCGATGCTCATGGAACCAAACTTGGAGAGCGTTTTATTAGAATTATGTTTCAATTTGCTATGAGAAACAAACTAAAAGAAGTATATGTTACTATATTTGATAAGCATTCAGGATTAATTCGCTTATTAACTAAATATGGTTTTGTTTTAAAGGCGAGGAAAAATCTTTCTACGATTAATGGGCAAGAAGGTGTATACTTTAAGAACTTGGTATGGAAGGAGTAAAAAATGAGCTATGCTAATTATCCCTTAGTCAAATTGCAGGGGAGAAATTATTTATTAAGTATTTATCCTGCATGGCATACACGTCTTTTCCCTGAGTCAAAACTCCACAATGAGAGTGCTGGTATCATCGCTGATATATCACATACCAACAGTATTGAAAAAGTATACTTAACAAAAATGCATGGGGTAGCCAGCCTAAAGCCTGGAGATAATTTGCTTATTTATCGTACTTCAGATGGACAAGGTCCAGCTCGGTTTAGATCTGTTGCAACTTCAGTGTGTGTGGTTCAGGAAATTAAAGATATTCACGATTTCTTAACTTATGAGGAATTTAAGAATTACTGTGAACCTTATAGCGTTTTTGATGAGGATGAGTTACAGCTTCTATATATGAAAAAAAATTATCCGATAATTATACGGTTTACTTATAATTTCCCTTTGGAAAAAAGAGTTATTCGTGATGAAATCATGAATATTACAGGTTATACCAATAGTGATTATTGGGGTTTTTTACCACTAACTGATTCAGCATTTAAGCAGATTGTCTTACAGGGAGGTGTTGATGAAAGTTTTATTATCGATTAAGCCAGAGTATGCAGAGAGTATACTTTCTGGTAAAAAAAAATATGAGTTTCGGAAAAATATTTTTAGAAATAAAAATGTTGATACGATAGTTATTTACGCAACGATGCCGGTTGGCAAAGTAATAGGTGAATTTAAAGTAGGAGATATTCTTGCTCTATCCCCTTCAGAATTGTGGGATAAAACGAAAGCTCATGCAGGAATTACACATTCTTTTTTTAAAGATTATTTCCACCAAAGAGAAAAGGCTTTTGCTATTTCCATCAAAAGCCCTAAAAGATATAAATTCCCTGTCGACTTAAATGAGTTGATTCCCGGCGGCGTCGCCCCACAGTCTTATCGTTATTTATAATGTTGTCTGGGCATGTTTCTTAACCATGCCCAGTTTTTCTAGGGCAATAGATAAATCGTTTGTTGTTGGGGATTCTAAGATAATTAATGGTACATTGATTTTATTTGTAACATATTTTGCGTTTTCTCTTTCAGCTTCCATCAGCTTATTTAAATCATAAGTAATATCACTCCCATCTCGTTTCATTATTCGTTCTCTAATTGTGTCGGGAGACTCCTCAACTAAAATTACTCCATCTAGCCCCATTTCCTCAAATACTTCTTGCTTGAGAACTTCAATATCTCCATTTTTATTTATTAAGGTAAAATGACCATCCAATAAAATATTGGATACCTTTGACTTTAATGCATTAAGTGCCGTAAGTAATATTGATTGGTTTTTATCAGGTGTGGCCGTTAACTTACTGTTATCAAATTTAATATTAGAATTATTTTTTATAAGTTCGCTTGCGCTTACATGAGTTACCCCGAAATCATCTTTTGCAAATGAACACAAGTAACCTTTGCCTACACCATGAACACCTGCTATGAAAATTAACATAGTATTACCTCCGTTTATTTATTTATGTTAGAATGTTATAGACTTAGCATAGTAGAGGATAGAGCATGAAGTTTCAAGCTATATCGATTTTGACTCCAGCGGTAGAAAATATTATAAATGGTTCTAAATCTATCGAAATACGGTCGTGGTATCCTGAAACGATACCATTAAAAAACGTCATTCTTGTTCAGAATGATAAATATCTTAAAAATCAAAGCGATATAGATCATGGGGTGGCTATGGCTATTGTCGATTTTGTTTCAGTTAGAAATTGGTCATATGAGGATTACTTAAAACAAAACCAAGAAACAACTCTTAATAAGTCTTGGTCTCCAGGTTATTATGTGTGGGAAATTGAAAATGTTAGAACTTTAAAAAAATCTATTCCTTGTGTGGCGAGGAAAGGTATTTATACAATAGATTTAAATATGGATTATATATAAGGTATTGTGAGATGTGTGGTGCCATTCTTCGAAATATTAAGCGTTATGCCATTATTTATTCACTATTGTTTTTGGCTTTCATTTTAATGCTGATAGTGTTTGTTAGCTATGTTTGTAAATTTGGCATGTATTCATGGAGTGATTCCGTAGAGAAATGGGGACAGTTTGGCGATTATATTGGTGGTGTACTGAATCCTGCTCTGGCCTTTATCTCTATCATGCTTGTTTGTTTCACACTATATTCTACATCTAGGCAGTCATCTATTCAGTCATTCGAGTCTGTGTTATTTGAGTTACTAAGATTTCATAAAGATAACTTATCAGAAATTAAAACAACGTATTCAGATGGAAAAATGTATGTAGGACGGGAGGCTCTTTCATTATACATTACCGAAGTGAAGTTTAACCTACTTAATATTGTGGATGATTCACTTCCTTTGGATGAAAGGTTAGAGCTTTCAGTTAATATGGTTTATCTGGAAGGTGACAATTTTGCGAATGTGGGACATTATTTCAGGAATATTTACCATATTTTTAAACATATCAACGACTCTAACTATTTGACTGAGAAAGAAAAAACCAAGTATGCGAAATTAGTTAGAGCACAAATATCTTCTATAGAATCTGGAGCGATGCTATTAAATGGTTTTTCATCGGTAGGAAAGCCTGCCAAAAAATTTATTGAAAAATATTCTCTCCTTCAGGGGTTTAGTTTAAGTAAGGAATTCAAGCAGCAATTACATGATTTAGGTGCCTTAAAATTATACGATGACGTTGCTTATGAGGATAAAAAAGGGCATTAAATGCCCTTATCTTGGTCAAGGATGTAGTCATTAAATGACACAATATTTTGATTTATCCAAGTGTTTAGCTCAATTAGTCTTTTCTGCAAAGGAACCAACTCATTTCTGACAAAAACCTTCGCGGCTTTTTCCACATCCCCAAACCCTCCAACATTATTAGGCATAATCCCCATCATTTGCGGCGGCACGCGGTGCGCAGCCATCATGTCATCACGGCTCACGTTCTTGATATTCAGAAACTCATCCTTCGCCGCAACTTCTGACAAAGGGATGATCTGAAGGCCGTCCTTTTTGCCGTTAGGCGAGTACATAAACAGGTTGCGGAAGTTGCCTGGACCTTTGGCGCTTTTCATTGCGTTGCGGAGGTTGTTCACATCTTCCTGGTTCTGCGCGGCATCGGTCATGTACATGATGAAGCCTGCATGGCTGCCATTGATGTAATACTTACGGCGGAACAGCGTGGCGGACTCGTTGAGCAGGGCTGACGGAATGGCAGAAAGATAACCTGGCAGGCCGTAGATCTCCTGGTTGATGTCCGGTTCCATCAGATGAAAAATGCTGCCTTTCGTGAACTGATACGGCTGGGTTGTCATACCGTATTGCACAAACCAGTAGGTATCCAGGTCTAACCCGCGTCGGGTGTATTTTGCCAGAGCAGGCTCAAGGGCGATAACATCACCGAAGCGGTTAGTGCGTTTCTCCAGGTAGGCGTTACCAAAAACCAGATAGTCCTGCACAAAACGTGAAAAAGCCTGCTGGCTGAGCAGCGGGTGAGGGATATAGGTGCTGGTCAGAATATTGCACTTTACTGCAATCGGTGAGCTGTGATGCACGGCGGCGCGGAAGGTTCGCGCCAGTCCGTCAAAACTCACTGGCGGCTCATACCAGTGATCTGTCTGTACGCATTCCACATAGTCCAGTAGTTCGCGGCGATCCAGTACTGGAATGGGATCGCCGAAGCTGAATGCTTCGGCTGAAGTCTGGCTTTTATGCTGGGTCTGGTTCTGCGACGCAGCGCGGTTCTTCTTACTCTTTCCCATCAAAAAATCTCCACAATATTACTGGTATTGGCGGACTCGCCCTGCAGTGGTTCGTTAAACAGTGCGTGCATTGTTGCCCACGCCAGATCGGCGTGGCTGGTTTCTTCGCTGCGGCTGGCTTCATACGTCGGGCGGTTGCCACTGGCGGTGGTGGCGCGACGGATTGCCATGAATGACTGCGCAATGTCGGTGTGCCCGGCGTCAAACTCCAGACGGCGGTGGCTGATAATGTCGTAGGCCTTGAGTACCAGAGCGTTTTTAACGTTGGGGTTGTAGACAAACTCCCGGACGGCAGGAAAAAACGCTTTCACGTTCTCGTAAACCCCGTGACCGACGCCGGTTGAGTCGATACCGATGTATGTCACGTTGTACTGTTCAGTCAGTTTTTTGATGGCGTCAGCCTGGGCGCGGAAGTCCATCCCGCGCCACTGGTGACGCTCAAGAATGCGAAACTTACCGCCCGGCACGGCTGGCGGTGCCACCACCACGCACCCGGCGCTGTCGCCGTTTTGCGTACCTTTTGCCGGGTCATAACCGATCCACACTTCGCGCCAGCCAAACGGGCGCAGGGCCAGTGCATGAAAGTCGGTCCAGACTTCCCAGCTGTCCACCATGCACGCCTGCAGCTCGCTGAGCGGAAACACGGACGCGAGATCGTCCACAAACTCGCACATCAGCAGGTTCTGGTATTCGTCCGGGCTGTACTCCATGCGCAACTGGTCGAGATCGAACAGGTTACATCCGCCGCGCACAGCATCTTCCACGGTGACTATCTGGCGGTATTGCCCGTCTGCGCACAGCAGGCCGGGGGCCAGATTGCTGTGGGACAGGTCGATGTCCACCTTATCGGCTTTGTTGCGCCCACGGTTGAACAGCGCACCGGACCAGAACGGATAAGCACTGTGTGTCAGGCTGGATGGTGTGGAAAAATAGGTTTGTCGCCATTTTTTGTGAATAGCCATACCGGAAGCCACTTTGCGCAGCTCCTGGAATTTCGGTATCCAGAAATATTCATCCAGATACAGGTTGCCGTGGTAACTCTGGGCCGTGCGGGCATTGGTGCCGAGGAAGTAAAGCGTAGCCCCGTTGGGAAGCACCATCGGATCGCCTTTCAGCTCCACTTCCACTTCTTTGGCGAAGTCGATGATGTACTGTTTAAAGACGTGGGCCTGTGCCTTACTGGCGGAAAGGAAAATCTGGTTACGTCCGGTAAGCAGGGCGTCAATCAGGGCTTCACGGGCAAAGTAAAAGGTCGCGCCGATCTGGCGTGACTTCAGCAGGTTGCGGATGCGGTTGGTTTTTCCGGCTTCCCACCAGTGGCGCTGGTAGTTGAACATGGAGGAATGGAAGATTTCTTCCAGCTTCGCAATCTGTTCATCGGTGAAAACGTTCTTTTCCGGCTGACGACGCGGGCCTTTGTTGCGGTTGGCGACGTTAGGGTTTAAGTCGGCTTCGTTGCCGCCATTGTTAAACTTGCCGATCCGCGCGTGGCGCTCCGACTGGCGCGCCAGCAGGTCAATCTCTTTGAAATCTTTCCCTTCTTTGTGCTCCTTCATGATGAGCTGGCAGTAGCGTGCGGCGGTGGTGAGCTGCATCTGATCCAGCGGCCCATAGTCACCCCACTTGTCGCGTTTCTTCCAGCTGTGAACGGTTGCAACTTTCTCGCCCAGCATTTCAGCAATGCGGGCTACGCGATATCCCTGAAAGTACAGCAGCATGGCCTGCCGACGGGGATCGAGATCTGCGGATGTCAGTGTGGTGTTCATGGCACAAACCTACAGCCTTGAATGAAGGCTTTCTCCGCCTGCGGTTTGTGTGGTTGTCGGTACAAATACCGCGCATTGTTTCACTGCCCTCATCACCGCAACCATAAGGCTCCAGTAAGTTTTTTCTAACGGAGCACGGCTCATGACAGTGAAAGCAAAGCGTTTTCGCATCGGGGTGGAAGGTGCCACCACCGACGGACGCGAAATCCAGCGTGAATGGCTGGAACAGATGGCAGCCAGCTACAACCCGGCAGTGTATACCGCGCTGATTAATCTTGAGCACATCAAGTCTTATCTGCCGGACAGCACCTTTAACCGCTACGGCAAGGTAACGGCGCTGTTTGCTGAAGAAATCACGGAAGGTCCGCTGGCAGGCAAGATGGCGCTGTATGCCGACGTTGAGCCAACGGAGTCCCTGGTGGAACTGGTGAAAAAAGGCCAGAAATTATTCACTTCTATGGAAGTCAGCCCGAAGTTCGCTGATACGGGCAAAGCCTACCTGGTTGGCCTGGCTGCCACTGATGATCCAGCCAGTCTGGGTACGGAAATGCTGACATTCAGCGCCAGTGCAGCCCATAACCCGCTGGCAAACCGCAAGCAGAATCCCGCCAATCTCTTTACCGCCGCAGAGGAAACGGTGATCGAACTGGAAGAAATCCAGGAGGACAAGCCGTCCCTGTTTGCCCGCGTCACGGCGCTGTTCACCAAAAAAGAGCAGTCCGACGATGCCCGGTTCTCTGATGTGCATAAGGCCGTGGAGCTGGTCGCCACTGAGCAGCAAAACCTGAGCGCACGCACCGAAAAATCCCTGTCTGAGCAGGAAGAACGCCTGTCTGAGCTGGAGACAGCCCTGCAGGCACAACAGGCCGCCTTTAACGAACTGGTGGACAAGCTGAGCCATGAGGACTGCCGCCAGGACTACCGCCAGCGTGCAACAGGCGGTAACGCCCCCGCTGACACTCTGACCAATTGCTGATGGAGCATAAAACCCGATGAAGAAGAATACCCGCTTTGCTTTTAACGCTTACCTGCAGCAGCTGGCGCGTCTGAACGGTGTGGCAGTTGAAGAACTGTCCAGCAAGTTCACCGTGGAGCCGTCTGTACAGCAGACGCTGGAAGACCAGATCCAGCAGTCCGCCGCTTTCCTGACGCTGATTAACGTCACGCCAGTGACTGAGCAGTCCGGTCAGCTGCTGGGGCTGGGTGTTGGCAGCACCATTGCCGGAACCACTGACACCACCGCGAAAGAGCGTGAACCTGTCGATCCGACGCTGATGGTCGATGTGGAATACAAATGCGAACAGACCAACTTTGACACGGTGCTGACCTACGCGAAGCTGGACCTGTGGGCGAAGTTTCAGGATTTCCAGGTGCGTATCCGTAACGCCATCGTGAAACGTCAGGCACTGGACCGCATCATGATCGGCTTTAACGGCGTGAAGCGTGCGAAAACCTCCAACCGTAGCGAAAACCCGCTGCTGCAGGATGTGAACAAAGGCTGGCTGCAGAAAATCCGTGAGGATGCACCGGATCACGTCATGGGCAGCACCACCACGGGCGGTGAAACCACACCGGGTGCGGTGAAAGTCGGTAAAGGTGGCGAATATGCCAACCTGGACGCCGTGGTGATGGATGCCGTTAATGAGCTTATCGACGTGGTCTACCAGGACGATGACGATCTGGTGGTGATTTGCGGTCGTGAACTGCTGTCTGACAAGTATTTCCCGCTGGTCAACAAAGAGCAGGAAAACAGTGAAAAACTGGCAGCCGAGATGATTATCAGTCAGAAACGCATGGGCGGTCTGCAGGCCGTGCGTGCGCCGTTCTTCCCGCCGAATGCGCTGCTGATCACCCGTCTGGATAACCTGTCCATCTACTGGCAGGAAGACACCCGCCGCCGTTCAGTTATCGACAACCCGAAACGTGACCGGATTGAAAACTTTGAATCTGTTAACGAAGCCTATGTGGTTGAGGACTACCGCTGCGCCGCACTGGTGGAAAACATCCAGATTGGCGATTTCAGCGCCGCCGCAGCAGAAGCCGGAGCGTAACCTATGAGCCTGAGTCCCGCACGGCAGCATCGCCTGCGCGTTCAGGCTGAACAGGCCGCCCGTGAAGGCGGCAGTGTTCGCCACGCGTCGGGCTATGACCTGATGCTGCTGCAACTGGCGGAAGACCGCCGCCGTCTCAAGGGCGTTCAGTCCACGGTGAAAAAAGCGGAAATAAAGGTGGAGCTGCTGCCGAAATATGCCGCCTGGGCGGAGGGCGTCCTGGCTGCCGGAGGCGCTCAACAGGATGACGTGCTGATGTACGTGATGCTGTGGCGCATTGATGCCGGAGATTATGCCGGGGCGCTGGAGATCGGGCGTCATGCCCTGCGTCATGGCTGGGTGATGCCGCTGGGTAACCGCAACGTGCAGACCGTGCTGGCAGAGGAAATGGCAGATGCAGCCCAGAGCGCAATGCTTGCCGCCACCGGCTTTGATGCCGATCTGTTGCTGCAGACGCTTGAGCTGACAGACGGTCTGGATATGCCGGACCAGTCACGGGCGCGTCTGCATAAAGCGATTGGCGCTGTCCTGAGTGAAAGCAATCCGGCTTCCGCCCTTAATCATCTCAACCATGCGTTACAGCTCGATCCCCGCTGTGGCGTGAAAAAAGACAAACAGCAGCTGGAGCGCAGACTGCGCAATGACAGCCGCTGACAGAACGTGCACCCGCGCACGGGCGGCACGGGGTGGCGAAAGGCACCGCCACATCAAAACCCCGTCCACCGCCCTCTATTTCAGGAGAAAGCAGCATGAAGTTTGTTGCGCCAGAACAGGCACCGGAACAGGCGGAAATCATCAGAAATACGCCGTTCTGGCCTGATGTGGACCTGTCGGAGTTTCGCAGCGTGATGCGCACTGACGGCACGGTGACGCAGCCGCGTTTAAAGCAGGTTGCGCTGTCGGCAATTTCGGAGGTCAACGCAGAGCTGTACGAGTTTCGCAGACGCCAGCAGATGCTGGGGTATGCCTCGCTGGCAGAGGTTCCGGCAGAACAGCTGGACGGGAAAAGTGAGCGCATTCAGCACTATTTCAACGCGGTTTACTGCTGGGCACGCGCCATGCTCAACGAACGATACCAGGACTATGACGCCACGGCATCCGGTGTGAAGCGCGGCGAAGAACTGGCAGAAGCCAGCGGTGATTTGTGGCGTGACGCCCGCTGGGCCGTCAGCCGGGTGCAGGATGCGCCGCACTGCACAGTGGAGCTTATCTGATGAAAGTACGTGCGCATCAGTATGACACGGTGGACGCGCTTTGCTGGCGTCATTACGGGCGTACACAGGGTGTCACGGAGCAGGTACTGAAGGCAAATCCGGGGCTTGCCGAACACGGCCCCTTTTTACCTCACGGGCTGCAGGTGGAGCTGCCGGACATTCCGACCACCACCACCGTGCAGACCGTCCAGCTATGGGACTGAATTATGACGCTTGAGCGAATCAGCGCCTTTATCACGTATTGCATCGCCGTCGTGCTGGCCTGGCTGGGCGATTTGTCCATCAAGGATGCCTCAACGCTGGGGGGCCTGATGATTGGTGTGCTGATGCTGGCTATCAACTGGTACTACAAACACAAAGCCTACCAGCTTCTGCGCGACGGGCAGATCTCGCGGGAGGATTATGAATCCATTAATCGTTAAACGCTGCCTTGTCGGGGCCGTGCTGGCTATTGCTGCCACGCTGCCGGGTTTTCAGCAGCTTCACACCTCCGTGGAGGGGCTGAAACTGATTGCCGATTACGAAGGCTGTCGTCTGCAGCCGTATCAGTGCAGCGCGGGTGTCTGGACCGACGGCATTGGTAATACGTCGGGCGTCATTCCCGGCAAAACCATTACGGAACGACAGGCAGCAGAAGGGCTGATCTCCAACGTGCTACGTGTGGAGCGGGTGCTGGAAAGGTGTGTGAAGCAACAGCCGCCGCAGAAGGTGTATGACGCGGTGGTGTCGTTTGCCTTCAACGTGGGAACGGACAATGCCTGCAGTTCCACGCTGGTGAAATTGCTCAACCAGCGGCGCTGGGCGGATGCGTGCCGACAGTTGCCGCGCTGGGTTTATGTTAAAGGTGTGTTTAATCAGGGGCTGGATAACCGCCGTGCGCGGGAGATGGCCTGGTGCCTTAAAGGCGCTGGACTATGACGCGTGCGCTGGCAGTAGTGGTGGCACTGGCACTCGTTGCGCTGGGCTGGCAGTCGTGGCGGCTTAACAGCGCCAGCCACACCATCGAAACGCAGCGCGCGGCGCTGAAAAGTAAAGCGCAGGAACTGACGAAGAAAAACAGCCAGCTGATCGGTCTATCCATTCTGGCTGAAACCAACAACCGGGAGCAGGCGCGGCTCTACGCCGAAGCAGAACAGACCAGTGCACTGCTGAGACAACGACAACGCCGGATCGAGGAACTGAAACGTGAGAACGAGGATTTACACCGCTGGGCTGATACTCCTTTGCCTGCTGACATTATCCGGCTGCGGGAACGTCCGGCACTTACCGGAGGTGCAGCTTACCGTCAGTGGTTGTCCGCGAGTGACGCCGTGTCGGCTGGAGCAGGCAGCGCCGCGCACTAACGGTGATCTGAACGCATTGCTGGATGAAACGGAGGCCGCCTGGGCGGTCTGTGCAGACAAAGTGGACATGATTATTGCGTGTCAGGAGCGAAACAGTGAACAAACCACAGTCCCTGCGCCACGCCCTCAATAAAGCAGTGCCTTATGTCCGCAATAACCCGGACAAACTGCATCTGTTTGTGGATAACGGTTCGCTGGTTGCCACGGGGGCCAGCTCCATGTCATGGGAGTACCGCTATACCCTGAACGTGGTGATAGAGGATTTCAGCGGCGACCAAAATTTGCTGATGGCCCCGGTTTTACTGTGGCTGCGGGATAACCAGCCCGATGCCATCAATAACCCGGCGTTACGGGAAAAGCTATTCACCTTTGAGGTGGATATTCTGCGCAACGATGTCTGTGATATCAGCCTTAACCTGCAACTGACGGAACGTGTGCTGGTCAGCACTAACGGCAGTGTGTCGAGCGTTGAAGCTATAGCGGAACCTGATGAACCTGAAGAAATGTGGACGGTGAAACGTGGCTGAACTGCAGAAAGTGGACGACTGGCTGAGTGCCTTGCTGGCGAATCTGGAACCAGCCGCCAGAAGCCGCATGATGCGCCAGCTGGCGCAGGAACTGCGCCGGACACAGCAGCAGAATATCAGGATGCAACGCAATCCTGATGGCAGCAGCTATGAACCGAGGCGAGTAACAGCACGCAGTAAAAAAGGCCGCATCAAACGGCAGATGTTTACAAAACTTCGCACCACAAAATACCTGAAAACCGCCGCCAGCGCGGATTCTGCCAGCGTACAGTTTGAAGGTAAGGTGCAGCGCATTGCCCGCGTTCACCATTACGGCCTGCGTGATCGCGTCAGTCGAAAAGGACCGGAGGTCCGTTATGCAGAGCGTCGTTTGTTAGGCATTGCTGAAAAAGAACAAAGTTTTATATTTTACACATTAATCAGTTGGTTACAGGAAAAGGGAGGGTTGCATAAGTGAGTTTATTTTACTTCAATGAAAATATAAAATCTGCTATATATAAAAGCATTTGTTATAATGATATGATTTTCTTAAGGATAGGATGTTATGCGCCCCAAAATTGGTGATTTTGAATTTGGTGAGGTTTATGGAGAGAATGAGGTATTATTTCTCGATAATTACTCGAAATATTTTTATGATATAAATAATTCATTAAGTAAACTTGATAGAAAAAATAAAATGCTCGTAATTGGCAGGAAGGGGACGGGTAAGACATTGCTTGTTAATGTCTACTGTAACGCCAAGCGAAAAAATAATTATATTGCAGTTGTGGAATCATTAAAAGATTTTGTTTTTCATGAACTTACTCACTTTCAGGGGCAGGATGTGTCTTCCACAAAATATGTACCAATTTTCAAGTGGATGATATTGGTCAATCTTGCTAAGAATATTGTAAGTAATAAAAAAGGATTTAGTGAGGATAAAATAGTTCATTTGGAAAGTTTTTTACGTTCTTTTGGCCATGTCGCGGGCGAGTTAAGGCCTGAGCAAACAGTTGAAATAACTAGGGAGTACCAAACGTCGGGTGAGGTTGGTATCGGATTTAGATTCCCAGTATTACGTGGTGAAGCCAAAGCAAAAGGTGGTGAGGTCGAGAAAACAAAAGAAACAAAAAAGAATTATTTGGAATGTATGGAATCTTTGCAGTGTTTTATTGTTGACATGCTAAAAGAGAGTAATAAAAAAATATATGTATTTTATGATGAGTTAGATGATAAGTTTGATGCAACAGTTGAATATAAAAATGCAATGATAAGTTTTTTAAATGCTGTTGTGTCAATTAATAAAACTCTAATGCAAAATAAAATAGATGCTAAAATTGGTGCAGTTATTCGTCATGATATAATAAATACTTTTTCATCGCCGAATATTAATAAAATCATTGAAGATAACTCTGTTACACTTGATTGGTGTTCTGCTGGAGAGCGAGCAAGTGATTCTGAGATTTTTGATATGATTGCTTTTAAGATCAAAAACTCCACTGATTATTATAATGATTTAAATGGTTCTAATTTGTTCGGGAAAATTTTCACTGAGAGAGTTGCAGGTGAGCATAGCTCTATTTATATTTTACATAGAACTCTAGGTCGCCCAAGAGATGCCGTTAGGATGCTAACTTATATTCAAGATGAATATGGAGAAAATACTGAAAGATTTGAAAGTTCCATGTTTACAAAGATTTCTAAAAAATACTCATCTTATCTTTTACGTGAAATTAGATCTGAGCTTGCGGGACATTTAAGTGATTCAGAAATAGATGACAGTTTTTCTCTTTTACGTTCAGTAAAAAAAAGAGGTTTCACTCCACATTTAATCAAGGAAAAATTTGAAGAATTGAAGTTAGGAGATGGTACATTAACGCTTAATAAAATACTGAGTTGTTTATTTAAAGTCGGTGCTATCGGGAATGTACTCAGGAGATCTAAAACAGATGGCGGAGATGTTTATTTGTGGTCATTTAATGATGAAGATTTAGAAATGGACCCAACGTTGAATTTTGAAATACACTGTGGTTTGTGGGATGCACTAGGAATTATCAAGCCTAAACTTAGGCAATAATAAAAACGCCCTTTAATAGGGCGTTTTTATTTAAAGTTGTCATTCTTTCTTTAAATTATCATTGTGCCAAATCTCTTACAATTCTAAATAGATGAATTAGTCTTTGTTCTGTTTGATAATTTGGAAATGAATACACAACTGACCGAAATCATGCGCCTTATCACCAATCTGATCCGCACTGGTGTAGTCACCGAAGTGGACCGGGAAAACTGGCTTTGCCGGGTGAAAACGGGCGACCTTGAAACCAACTGGATTAACTGGCTGACGCTGCGTGCCGGGAATGCCCGCACATGGTGGAAACCATCGGAAGGTGAGCAGGTGGTGCTGCTGAGTCTGGGCGGAAATCTTGAAACCGCGTTTGCGCTGCCCGCCATCTATTCGAATCAGTTCGCACCACCGTCGAAGTCGGCGGACGCCTGCGTGACAGAACATCCTGACGGTGGCTGGTTTGAATACGAACCCGCCACCGGGCGCTGGTATGTCAGGGGCATCAAATCCATGGTCATTGAGGCTGTCGACAACATCACCATGAAAACCAGTGAGTTTGTACTGGAGGCTGACCGCACGCGCATTAACAGCGAAGTGGTGATCAATGGTGGCGTTACCCAGGGCGGCGGAGCGATGAGTTCTAACGGGATTGTGGTTGATGCGCATCAGCATACAGGCGTCCTGAAAGGCGGCGACACAACCGGAGGTCCGGTATGACGCTTTATAGCGGGATGAACAATACCAGCGGCAAAGCCATTACTGATATTGACCATCTGCGCCAGTCGGTGCGGGACATTCTGCTGACACCGCAGGGTAGCCGTATTGCCCGTCGTGAATATGGTTCCCTGCTGTCGACACTGATAGACCAGCCACAAAATCCGGCATTACGCCTGCAGGTCATGTCGGCAGTGTATGTGGCGCTGAGTCGCTGGGAGCCACGGCTGACGCTGGATTCCATCACCATCAACAGCAATTTTGACGGTTCAATGGTGGTGGAGCTGACCGGGCGGCGTAATAACGGTGTGCCTGTTTCCCTTTCCGTATCAACAGGAGCAGAGAATGGCAGTGATTGACCTTTCGCAGTTGCCTGCGCCGCAGATTGTGGATGTGCCGGACTTTGAGACGCTGCTTGCCGAACGCAAGGCCGAATTTGTTGCGCTTCATCCGAAAGATGAGCAGGAAGCAGTGATCCGCACGCTGGAACTGGAATCTGAACCCGTCACCAAATTGCTGCAGGAGAACGCTTATCGTGAGTTGCTTCTGCGCCAGCGCATTAACGAAGCCGCGCAGGCGGTGATGGCGGCTTATGCCATAGGGAGTGATCTGGACCAGCTCGCTGCCAATTACAATGTGAAACGCCTGACGGTGACGCCTGCTGATAATGACGCTGTGCCGCCCGTTGCAGCTGTGATGGAAAGCGATGAAGCGTTACGCCTGCGTGTGCCTGCAGCCTTTGAAGGGCTTTCAGTTGCGGGGCCAACTGCAGCTTATGAATTTCATGCCCGAAGCGCCGACGGTCGGGTGGCGGATGCCAGTGCAACCAGTCCGGCACCTGCAGAGGTGGTACTGACTGTCCTGAGCCGTGAAGGCGACGGAACAGCAGAAAAAGACTTGCTGGATGTGGTGGAGAAAGCCCTGAACAGTGAGAACGTCCGCCCGGTGGCTGACCGTCTGACGGTTCGCAGCGCAGAAATCATCCCGTACCGTGTGGAAGCCACCATTTTTCTTTATCCGGGACCGGAAGCAGAGCCGGTAATGGCAGCGGCAAAAGTCAGCCTGCAGAGGTACATCGCCAGTCAGACGCGGCTCGGTCGGGATATTCGCCGTAGTGCTATTTTTGCCGCGCTGCATGTTGAGGGTGTTCAACGTGTGGAACTGGCTTCTCCGCTGGCGGATGTGGTTCTGAACAAAACGCAGGCGGCATCATGTACGCAGTGGAGCGTGACCAACGGAGGAACGGATGAATAGTCTGCTGCCACCGGGTTCAACTTCACTGGAGCGACGACTGGCGCAAACCTGCAGTGGGATTTCTGATCTGCAGGTGCCGCTGCGTGACTTGTGGAATCCGGCAACCTGTCCGGTCAGTTTCCTGCCTTATCTCGCCTGGGCGTTCTCTGTGGATCGCTGGGATGAGGGCTGGACAGAAAGCGTCAAGCGCCAGGTGGTGAAGGATGCTTTTTATATTCATCAGCATAAAGGGACCACCAGTGCCGTGCGGCGGGTGGTGGAGCCGTTCGGCTTTCTGATCCGTATTATTGAGTGGTGGCAGACCGGAGAAACACCAGGCACGTTTCGCCTGGATATCGGCGTGCAGGACCAGGGCATCACTGAAGATACCTATCTGGAACTTGAGCGGCTGATAAGCGATGCCAAACCATGTAGCCGTCACATGATCGGCATGTCCATCAATCTGCAGACCAGCGGTCCGCATTGGGTGGGGGCCGCCAGCTATCTTGGCGAAGAAATCACGATCTATCCGTATATCAACGAAACAATTATTTCTGGCGGCACCGCGCATGAAGGCGGGGCGGTCCATGTTATTGACACAATGAGAGTGAATCCATGAGCACAAAATTTTATACCCTGCTGACGGATATTGGCGCGGCGAAACTTGCCAGCGCCGCCGCGCTCGGTGTGCCGCTAAAAATTACCCATATGGCGGTCGGCGATGGCGGCGGAGTATTGCCAACGCCAGACTCAAAGCAGACTGCACTGGTAAATGAGAAACGCCGGGCTGCGCTGAATATGCTCTATATCGACCCGCAGAACAGCAGTCAGATTATTGCCGAACAGGTGATCCCTGAAAACGAGGGCGGTTGGTGGATACGTGAAGTGGGCTTGTTTGATGAGTCCGGGGCATTGATTGCCGTGGGCAACTGCCCGGAAAGCTATAAGCCGCAACTGGCTGAAGGTAGCGGGCGCACTCAGACCGTGCGCATGGTGCTGATTACCAGCAGCACGGACAATATCACCCTGATAATCGACCCTGCTGTAGTGCTGGCAACCCGCAAGTATGTGGATGACAAGGCACTTGAGCTGAAGGTATACGCGGATGATCAGATGGCAAAACATCTTGCCGCACCGGACCCGCATTCACAGTATGCACCCAAAGAAAGTCCGACGTTTACCGGGACACCCAAAGCGCCAACGCCAGCAGCAGGGAATAACACCACGCAGATTGCGACCACCGAGTTTGTTCAGGCGGCTCTGACGGCTCTTATTAATGGTGCGCCAGCCACGCTGGACACGCTGAAAGAAATAGCCGCAGCCATTAACAATGATCCGAAATTCAGTACCACCATTAACAATGCGCTGGCACTGAAAGCGCCGCTGTCGAGTCCGACACTCACCGGAACGCCAACCGCACCTACTGCGGCACAGTCGGTCAACAATACACAAATTGCCACAACGGCATTTGTGAAATCGGCGATTGCGGCAATGGTGGGTTCTGCACCTGCGGCACTGGATACACTGAACGAACTGGCGGCGGCGCTGGGGAATGACCCGAACTTTGCCACGACAATGCTTAATGCACTGGCAGGTAAACAACCGCTGGACAATACGCTGACTAATTTGAGTGGAAAGGATGTAACTGGTCTTCTCACATACCTTGGTTTGGGAGATGCGAGCGGATACGTTGGTAGGCTGCTAAAAATACAGGTATTCACTGCCAGCGGGACAGTGACAAAAACGCCAGGCGCAAAAAAATGGCGAATTAAATGTCTCGGGGCGGGGGCCGGTAGTTCAGCTGCACCGGCAACGGGTAGTAACGAGGTTTCCGTGAGTAACGGGGGCGGCGCAGGGGCATATGCTGAGGGCATTTATGACGTATCGTCAATAACAACGGCGTCAGTCGTCATCGGTTCCGGCGGTGCAGGAGGAACGGCGGGTTCAATATACGGCGCTGACGGCGGAGCTAGCTCAGTTGGTTCGTTTATTTCATCGCCCGGCGGGAGAGCTGGATTACCCGCCGGCCCGGCAACCCCACCATTTCAGCCCGTGGCCAATAATAACAGCGATAGCCCGACTGGGTGGAATATTGTCGGCTCATCTGGAGCAGGGGCAGAACCAGCCGTAGCTGTTGCAAATAGCTATGCCGCTGGCTCGCGTGGTTCAAATAGTATATTTGGGGTAGGCGGATCGATTCCTGCAATTAATAGCCCGGCAAATCCCGGTGGGGGCTATGGTTCTGGAGCATCCGGCTGTTCGAATGGCCCATCCCAATCAGCTAAATCAGGCGCAGCGGGACGCCCGGGAATCGTAATCATTGAGGAGCTGGCATAATGAGTAATTATGCGCTAGTTAAAAATGGCGTCGTTGAAAATGTTGTTGTATGGGATGGCACTGGAGGCATTTTCTATGATTATATTACTGTGAATATTGACGGCATATCGGCTGGTATCGACTGGACATATGACGGAGAGGCATTTGCCCCTCCGCCAGAAATTACTCCGCAGGGGGTGTAGGCCACTCAATATCGGGAGCTTTTGATGTATCAATCCGCATCAGCAGCACCCGGTATTTTTTCCATTCAGATAAGGCGGCGGCTTCTTCCGTCGTCGCTATCCCCGCATCAACAGCATCCTGTCTCCACGATATTTCATCATCAGCAGCTGATTTTAAGGTCGATTTCTGGTAATGACTCCAACTTTCTGATAGTGTTTTATGTTCAGATAATGCCCGATGACTTTGTCATGCAGCTCCACCGATTTTGAGAACGACAGTGACTTCCTGCCTCAGATTCAGGTTATGCCGCTCAATGCGCTGCGTATATCGCTTGCTGATAACGTGCAGTTCTCCCTTCAGGCGTGGTTCATAAAGCGGCCAGCCATCCCTCATCCATACCACGACCTCAAAGGCCGACAGCAGGCCCAGATGACGCTCCAGCGTGGCCATCGTGCGTTCACCGAATACGTGCACCACAACTGTCCTCCGTATCCTGTCATACGCGTAAAACAACCAGCGCTGGCGTGATTTAGCGCCGACGTAACCCCACTGTTCGTCCATTTCCGCGCAAACAATGACGTCACTGCCCGGTTGTATGCGTGAGTTTACCGACTGCGGCTTGGAGTTATTTCATCGACAAAACCACCGACAATAGCGAAAACCGCCTGTGGATGATGGGCAACATGGGGAGGGTTCTGAGGAGTTATCTTGCGATGCGCTATAGGTTTGCCCCATCCCTCCCAAACCAACGTTTATGAAAATGCAGAGATAATGGCTAACTGGCATCATCCACGGTTTTTATTCAGGGGATTGATCATGCTTATTGGCTATGTACGCGTGTCAACAAATGACCAGAACACCGATTTGCAACGTAATGCACTGAACTGCGCGGGATGTGAGCGGATTTTTGAGGATAAAATCAGTGGCACAAAGTCCGACAGACCGGGGCTTAAAAAACTGCTCAGGACACTATCGGCAGGAGACACTCTGGTTGTCTGGAAGCTGGACAGGTTGGGGCGCAGTATGCGGCATCTTGTTACGCTGATAGAAGAGTTGCGTCAGCGTGGCGTGAATTTCCGAAGCCTGACTGACAGTATTGATACCAGCACCCCAATGGGCCGTTTCTTTTTTCATGTCATGGGGGTCCTGGCTGAAATGGAACGCGAACTGATAGTTGAACGTACCATGGCAGGGCTGGCTGCAGCTCGTGCCAAAGGCAGAGTAGGTGGACGCCGTCCTAAGTTGACCACCGAACAGTGGGCACAGATTGGGCGTTTACTCGAGGCCGGAGAATCAAGACAGCGTATTGCACTGATTTTTGATGTAGGCGTTTCTACCATTTATAGAAAATTTCCGGCAAATAAGAGCAATGAATCCCCCTGAATCAGCATTATTTTGATTATCCCTGCAAGTAGACAAATACCGTCATTTTGTGTGAATAACGACACAACCGCGCTTAGCTGTTTGTCAGGCACAATCACTTCAACATAGGGCGAAGCCTAATCCAATCAGGAGGTTCGCCACTATGGCTCAGGATTACCACCACGGGGTGCGCGTTGTTGAAGTCAACGAAGGCGCCCGATCCATTACCACGGTGAGCACCGCCATCGTGGGCATGGTCTGCACGGGCGATGATGCCGATGCAAAAATGTTTCCCCTTAATAAACCCGTGCTGATCACTGATGTGCTTACCGCCAGTGGTAAAGCGGGTGAGTCCGGCACACTGGCCCGTTCGCTGGATGCCATCGCTGACCAGGCAAAACCCGTGACCATTGTTGTGCGTGTGCCGCAGGGTGAAACGGAAGAAGAAACCACGACCAATATCATCGGCGCAGTGACTGCTGAAGGTAAAAAAACAGGCATGAAAGCCCTGTTATCTGCCCAGTCACAGCTCGGCGTTAAACCGCGCATTCTCGGCGTGCCAGGCCACGACACCAAGGCGGTAGCGACTGAGTTGCTGAGCGTGGCGCAAAGCCTGCGTGGGTTTGCTTACCTGTCAGCGTATGGCTGCAAGACGGTACAGGAGGCGATCACTTACCGTGAAAACTTCAGACAGCGCGAAGGGATGCTGATCTGGCCTGACTTTACTGGCTGGGACACGGTGCTGAATGCCGAAGCAACGGCATATGCCACCGCCCGTGCGCTTGGTCTGCGCGCCAAAATTGACGAGCAGACCGGATGGCACAAAAGCCTGTCCAACGTGGGCGTTAACGGTGTCACCGGAATTTCTGCTGATGTGTTCTGGGATCTGCAGGACCCGGCAACAGATGCGGGACTGCTTAACCAGAACGACGTCACCACGCTTGTGCGCAAGGACGGTTTCCGCTTCTGGGGTTCCCGCTGTCTGAGTGATGATCCGCTCTTTGCCTTCGAAAACTACACCCGCACAG